ATGCGGCGGCGCGCGGCATCGGCGGGGTCTTCTGGAATAGGCATTAGATGAACTTCCCTTTGGTCTTGCCTTTGGTTTCAATGCCACCACCAGTGGCCATCTTGGTCATGCCACCCTTCTTCAAGCCCTTCATGGATTGCTGGGCATCATGCTTCTTATCGGCGGCAGACTTCTCCCAGGCCGCAAGGGATTCACCACGCTTGGCGGCAAGCTTCTTGTCTTGCTGCAAATCCTTCTTGGAGGCTTCCCATTCCTTCTCAGGAACCTTCCCGCCCTTGGCCATGCCGCCAGGACGCAGAGCGCGAGCGCCGAAGCGCGGCATACCAGCGCTAGCAGACGGCATCTCAGACGTCATCTTTGCGGGCATCTTCATGCCCTTGGGCTTCTTCATATTCATCACTTATCTCCAATCATATCAAATGCCTTGGCTTCGCATTCATCTGTGCGGCGCAGCCAACCTTTGCCAAAACGATCAAATGTTTCAAGCGTCTTATAGAAGTTCCGTCTCTCGGTGGAGAAGCGAATAACAAGATCGCGGGGTAGAATGCCTTTGGTCAAGGCAATGGTCTTTGCGCCAATAGCGCCATCGACGTTTGCCCCAACGCAACGCTGAAGCATTCTGGAGGAGCGACCGACGCCACCATTAACGGCCATATCAAACACTACCATATCGACACCAACGTCGAGATCATCGCAACTTGCATTATCCCAGTAACGGGTTTTGTACAAGTCAATTAGGTGTTCGTCAGGAATATTGCGAAGTTCGTCTTTGCTGGGCAAGCGACCGAGATAGACTTTGTAAGCCAGAAGCGTGACGCCCTTCATGGTAGCGCCGCCAGGATCGTGCGGGTCGTCAGACCAGCCGCCTTCGTGCTTCAGAACAAAGTCCAAGCAGGATTCGAAATTTTCTTTCACCGCCGTATCATCCTGTCGATTGTGCCGTCTTTCTTGGCGTCACCAGCAGAAGAACCAAAGTAGTAAGTAACAACGCCGCCCCATGCAGTTCCCAATGCGCCAAGCATAACAAGCATGGCTTCAGAACCGCCAGTTGTTGGCAGGCCATATTTTAGCATGTAAAAAAGAACAGCGAAATACCCAGCAGTGATGCCGCCAGCAAGAAGCTTTGGCGTCATGTCTTTTGTTTGAACTTCCCGGTTGCGGGCAGAATTGCGATCTTCATTGCTGATGCGAGTTAAATCGATATCAAGTTCGCGCATGCGAACGCTAAAGTCTTGATCGGCTTTCTTGAGGGAAAGAAGCTGGTCTGGAGTTGCGGTAGGCATCGCTGCCATCAACTCCTCCTGCGTGCCGTCAGGCTTGCCTAGGAGGGCTTCTGAGATTGCCCTGGTAGCCATGCCAGCCAAAGGTCCACCAAACGCTGTAGCAAGCGTGGGGGCGACCGTACGAACTAGGTTCAGAAGCTGGTCCATCAGTCGTCCTTTTGATCGTTGGATTCAGCGCTCAATACGGCTGGTGCGATGTTAAATATCTTACGGAATGTATGCGTTTCATAGATGCGGATTCCCGTCCACACTATGGTGAAGATAGCCGCGATACTGGGAAGCACGCCAGCCATTGTTCCAATCGCCGTCCCGAATGATAGTGCATCGATAAAGTTTTTGAGCGACTCTTGTTCATTAACCATGTCAGCACTTCCATGCGCGCAAGGATTTATTAATCCTGCTGTTTGGATCATGAGCGGTTTTTTCAGAAGTAAGTTTCTTTTTCATGCCTTCCATTCTGGCACAGAAGCTTTTCTTCCTAGGACCACCCTCGGGCTGCGGCGCTTTCAACCCAGGTTTCCCTGGGTTGTCGCGGTTATAAGACGCCCGGCCTTTTGCGTTTAATCCGCCCTTTGGGTTTTTGCCCTCAGAACGTTGCCATGCCGGGGTCTTAGCCATAGAACACCGTCACGCTGGCAATGCCAGCATTAAGGGTTGCATATACGTTCGAGGCGCAAAGCACGCCTTCGCCCGGAACAGAAACATAAAAAGGAATTGGATATGGGTTGGACGGAACGTCCATTTCAATAACTGTAGTCCCGCCAGACCCACCGTCCTTAATCACCAACGTGCCAGCAGTTGAGGCGGTGGCAACAATGACAATCCCCTTAACGCGCGCTCTGGCAGCATACACAGAACCAGAAGCGTTTAGATGCGTAGATTTGACATCTGTTTGCATCATCTTACTAGCTCCTAGCTATTAGGCGCTGAGGGGGTTCTGAGCGCCAGCAGGCGAACGCTGAATGTAGGTCACGGTCACAATGAACTGACCAGCAGTCAGAGTGGCGGTGGCTGTTACGTTCTTGATGTAGATCGTAGTATCGGCGGTCGTGGAGGTTTGCCAAGCAGCCTGGGTGGCGGCGGTAGACGTACCACGGAAGCGACCGCCAGCGGTAGTAGCGACGGCTGCCATCAACTCAGCGCCACCAGAGGTGGTGCCAACCGAAACCGTGGTCGTGCCAGCGGTCGAGGCAACAACCTGATCGACAGTGATGTCGATGATTTGCGAACCCTGGGGAATGATGAACGCCTGGGTGTTGACGGTGCCAACAACGCGCCCGGTCAAGTCACCAGTGTTGTAAGATTGGCCGAGAACAACAAGGCCAGTGTTGCGGCTTGCGCCTTCACGAACGGTGCCCGCGCGCAGCGGACCAGAGAAGCTTGAGAAAGCCATGGATTAAATCCTTGCACATTAAGGCTCTATTGTTTGTGCTGATCTGCCGGGGCAGTCAATAGAGCCGGTCAATCCCGGTTAAGCCAACATACCTACCCACCGGATGGATGGGCAAGTAAAATCTTCAAGTTACTCTTCGCTCATCTCCGGGATAATCATATTGCCCAGGTGCATAAACAAACCATGCACTACAGATGCCGAAGCGGGAACGCTAGCATAACCAAACTGCCCATTGGTTTCGTACATAATCAAGACGCAAACCGGATCGCGGGACAATACATCATCGAGAGCGTCTCTGGCTGCTGAAGCCATACGGCAATCATCTGGATCAATCTTTTCGGGCTTTTGGTTTTTCATCAAGACCTTCCTGCTTGAACGCGAATCCTAGGCTTACCGGCAATCTCTTTACCCCTAAACCATGCGACCCCGTTAACGACCTCGCACAATTCAGGCGGCATCAACACCCCATTCCGCCACGTCAACACAGCGAACCCAGGCGTCCAGAGTCTAGTGTTGCCCTGGGTATAAGCAAAGCAAGGCCACGCAGGATCAGCCAGCATTCCCGCCTGTACACCATATCTTCTTCCACGCATATCAACCATGGGCTTGACCTCAAGCGAATGCGTGTCGCCAGAGATAAAAGAAACACCAGCTTTTACAGCATTATTCCATCCAGCGTGAATGCCGCCGTGATAACGGTGCATCGCTACTGAGTCATTAATATCAAGGCGATGGCACATCCTCCAATCAGAGAAATGACCAGCAAAGTCAAAGCCATCAACGCCTTCGAACATCGAAGCATTGAGTGCCAAATACTTATCAAATCTATCATCATGATTTCCACGAATCCAAAGACGCAGCGCGCGAGGCGCTAGGCCCATGATATCATCAAGGTGTTTCTTGGCGGCTTCTAGTTCATCCTTGATTTTAATTCTTTTATTCCACCCCAGCGGGTCATGCCTGCTAGGCTCTCCCATGTCCAGCGCATCACCCATGCAGAGCAGGATGTCTGGCTTAATGACGGGTATTGCCTTCAGCAGAGCCTCGTGGGCTAGGCTACGAGGCTGACGGATATCAGTCCAATGGCAATCGCCAAAGGCCACTACAGTGGCGTTGAGATGCGTTATACGCTCTGTTAGCGCGCACTCTGGTGGAGACTCAGGATCATAAGGAACCGCCTCCAGTAAGTTTCTTCTGCGAACATCCGGTTTATGGAACCGATACATCGCGGCAGAATACATGTTGGTCGCAGTGGGAACTGGAATGGGTGGATTAAATCCTTTTGCAGCTTGCGCGACATTACCGCACACAACAACTGCGTTGTATAAACTCTCCACATCTTTCCAGGCATATGCTTTTTGTGCCATCGCCTCTCTCCTTTGCGATTGCAACTGATTGACTTGGGCATAAAAAAACAGGGGGGATTTCTCCCCCCTGCTCATTTCACCTTATCAGGTGGAGCCGGGCGAACCGAAGATGCCCAGCGGATCAGAGACGCCGAACGAATAACGCTCACGGGCTTTATACCGCGCGTTGCCCGTGTCGAAGTCGCCGTCCATCGAAGTGGCCAGCGGCGAACGCACAAAGTGCTTCATACCGTTGGGCACATCAGTGGTCAGGAACCAGCCGTTGGTGTCAGTCAGGAAGTGGTTGACCGTGTAGCCACCCGGAATGGAGCCGTTGTTCTTCAGAGCGTTGATGTCGTTATCGCTCGTGCCAGTACGGAGTTCCGTTTCCAGCAGGCGAGTAGCAACGAACATCAGGCTCGGCGGAATAATCAGCTTATTCGGGCGGGCAGCAATCAGCAGGCCGCGCTCATCCGTCCATGCCGCAATCTGAATGACAGCCGCCTCAAGGGAGGTTTCATTCAGGTCAGCGCCAGTGGTCGGGCGGTTGCTGTTGGTGCCGCCAGAAACCAGCGGGTGGGCCGTGCTGAACAGAGTAACGCCGTCACCAGAGTTGTAGGTGGAGAAGCCGTTGTTCAGCGGATAGGCAGCCTTGATCTGCTTCGTGTACGCCATGGAGCGAGCGAGCGCCTTGGTGTAACGAGCCGACAGGCTGTCATACAGGTTGTCTTCCATCGCCTCTTCGGTGATGGCGAAGCCATAAGCGATGGTTTCGTGCGTATAACGAGCGGTCCAGGCTTCCTGGCCGTTGTCATATGCAATCGCCGAACCTTCGTTCTTCACGGGGGCAGCAGCGAAACCAGACAGTTTGACTTCTTCTTCAAAGGAACGCTCCGAGTTTTCAGTCTCGTAGATTTCCTTATGCTCCTCAGCGTACCGCTTGTACTCCAGACCGAACAGAGCGTTCAGACCCGGAAGCAGTTCCTTGAGAAGTTGTGCGCGACTAATAGCCATAGTTCACAACCTCCTTACGATGCAGCCGTACCGGCAGAGCCAGTATTGCCAGTGCGGTGGAAGTGCGTGTTGATACGCACCAGGACGTCGGTGTACGCATCGCCAATCGTGCTAGTCGTGCTGTTGACGAAGTCAACAATGCGAACCGGCAGGGTGGCGGTGGTTGCAACGCTGGAAGCCTGGAGGGCAACACCGGAGTTGATGTTGGCACCAGAGTTACCAGCCACCGTCTGGATCAAAGCGGCATTGCAGCCCAGAGTGGTCTGAGCCAGCGAACCGTCAGCCTGAACCTGGAACAGCACGTCCGGGTCATCAATGACATAAGCCTGGATGTCCGAAGCAGCGTTGCCCGAGATGTAGTTCTGACGGAACACTTTACCGTAAGTCGGGTCAGTGTAGGAGCAGCCCACAAAGACGCCAACAAAGCCAAAGCCGCCACCCGTAGAGGTGACAGTTGTGGCGGTGGTGGTGCCGTTGAAGCGGGCCAGATAGCCACGGGTAGAACCCGTGTTGGTGACAATCACCGGATCACCGTACTGGATGGTCACAGCATAGCTGGCAGGAATCGCATACAAGCGAGTCGAGCCAGCATAGGGACGGCCACCCAGTAGGTTAATGGGGCGAAGCCCATAAGGAGCAAGCGTAGTCGCCATTTCCCATTACCTTTCTGTGTTTGTGTGTTGAATCAGACCCACGAGATTATTCCCGAGGGCCACGGCCAAACGTAGTTCTCGACGACCGCTCTGGACGCAGAACGGGCATGCGAGGATCGCTTTCGCGCATGAGGTTGTTGTCCACGCTCTCCATCTGCTGCTGAGCCATATTTGCGTAGTATGCAGCACGCTGGCGCACCACATCCTCCGGGATTTTGCAGAGAAGAAGACCGCCGACCTCAATGTTGCCTTTGAAGCGACTATTGGAGTCAGCCATCAGCATCAGTTCAGGATGATCCTCTGCGCGGCAAGGCACATAGCCTTCGCGGAACTGCCTGCTGACGTTGGTGTTATCCGCTTGATTGGATGTCGCGGTGCGAATCCAGCGGAAAACGTACCCCGGTTCCGGCTTCGGATCAGGGAGGATTGAAGGAGGTGCCCAAGAGGTGGGACGAATTTCGTATTCGCGCGTCTCAAGTTCACGGGGGGTGCGGTCATCCATGACCGTAATCCTTCAAATATTGAGCAACATATTGCTCAGGAGTTAAGCCGAAGCGGCGCGCCAGGGTAACCTGGGATGGGGTTAGCTGCACTTTGCGGGTGTTCTGTGCCGTCCGCGTGACGGGGGCAACCACCGTGGAAGGCTGACGCCGGGGCGCAACCTCCGCTGTCCGACCAGTCGCAACTGGTTCCGGGTCGGATGGAGTAAAGTATTCTGAGAACCGGCGCTGAATGCGCTTGTTCAGTTCATCAAAATACTTATCACTTGTCGGGTCAATCTTATTGTCACGAATCAGCACATCGCTGACTGCGTAAGCATAACCCGTCATTTCTTTCTCAAGCTCTGAGCCGCCCTCAAACCAGGGGTTCTTGCTTGCCCAGTCCACAACCCTTGCGTCGGGCTGCGGCTTTGGCTGGGGAATGTTGTACTCAGGCTCAGGCAAAGCCACTGGCTGATAGTTGGCATACCGATCATGCTCATTGACAAGGCGCTGAAGGCGCTCTTGCTCCTCAATGAACTTGTCAGTCTCGCCAGCTTCCCAAGCTTCTTTCATCGACCGCTTAGTGGCGGTGATATCAGTCTCTGCCCGGTTCTTGGCTTGGTTGACAGCAAACTGCTCATTGCTGCCAGCAAGCTGCCGGTACTTCTTGTTTTCATCCGCCAGCATGTTGGCAAGACGAAGAGCTTCGTCCCGCTCCTTGGCGGCGGCTTCCTTGGCGCGGCGCTCGGAATGCGTCTTAAAGGATAGCTCTTTAATCCGTTTCTTTACATCATCGCTATAGCGAGAAATCTCTGAATCGGCGACATTGATATCGTCGTCGTTGGCTGTGAACTCGGGGGCGAGTGGTCTGCCACGGTCAGCCTCTGGAGTATCATCGACAATTTCGATTTCAAAATCGATATCGTCATCGCCCTTTTCCTTATCGGTCATGCGCGCGCAACTCCACGAGGATCATCAACCACAGCCTCAACCGTGTCGTCATTAATTAGCCGGAACTCCCGACCATGAATCTTGACACGAGTGCCGCTGTAAGCGCGAAACACAACCCAATCTCCAACCTTGCACCAAGGCCCAGTGGGAAACTTTTTCTCATCCCCATAAGCCATAGGCCCGGCCTTTAGAACAAAACCAACGATAGTTGCAAGGGTTTCGTTATTACGAACTTGCTCCGGCAGGTAAACACCGCCGTCAGTCTTTTCTTCAAGTTCAGGCAGGGCAATTAAAAGCTTAAAGCCAGAAGGATCGGGAAGCTGTGTTGCGCCCCTCACTTCTCCATCTGGCATCTTGATATCGACGTTCAGCATGTTAGTCCTTCGGCACACTGTTAGGGTCGTGTGATACCCAGCACCCACTATGGGCGATTAGTCTTCCTCGCTCAGCTTATCAGCCAGATCGAGCAATTCTCTTTCGGCCTTTGCCAGTCCTTCAATAATACCAGTGTGGTACTTGTAGTCGGCCCAGTCCGATGCGCCGCCGCCAGCAACATGGTCGGCGTGTTCATTCATGATATCACGAAACTTTTTACGCAGATACTCAAACGAATTATCGGCGACGGGTTTCATCAGCGGCCCTTCAGAATATTTGCGCTAGTTCTTATTGCCTCAAGTTTAATCTTAGCATTGCTAATGTCAAGGTCTTGGTCATTGATTTGTTTTTGCGAGGCAGCTTTAATGTTGGCATTAACCCCAGCAATGCGTTCTTGAGATGCAATGCGCTCCATTTCAATTTGCTGCTGCTGCTGACGAAGTTGGATGTCGGCTTGATCTTTGGCTTGTTTGCGTTGAATCTCGGCCTGCTTATTCTTCATGTCCATCATCTGCGCCTGGACAACAGGGTCTTGCATTTGCTGCTGGTTCTGTTGCTGCTGGGCTTCCGCTTGGTCTTTCTGAAGCAGGCGCTCGGCAGCGTCAGCAATCAGCTTGGAGAGAGACACCTCGATGTCTTCAGGCAGATGCTCGTCGGGCGGCGGAAGCTCGACACCAAGCTGCCTTTCAATTTCCTTGCGATACTGGAAGCCAATGTGTTCAGCAATATGAGCCATGGCAGCGGCCTGCATCGGCCCAGCCTGGGGAGATTGCCCAATAATCTCCATGATCTTTGGATCTTGCATGGCCGCCATGTGGACTTTGATGTGGGCTTCGTGGTCTTGATACAAGAACGCCTTGACAGGTTTGCCCGAAAGAATTGCCATGTTCTCGGACACGGGGTCGAGCGGCTTCTTGTCTTTCTCAGACGGAATGATTTTGCCTGGGTCTTGAATGCCCAGCACAACCAGCATCTGCCGGTGAAGCTCGGGCAGATCATACATCTGCGGAGCCTGGGACGCCAACTGAAGCGCCGCTTGATATTGTACCACACGTTGAGACAGAGAAGCCGCGTTCGGGTCGGTGACCGGAATTACGTCAATGCGACCATCGTAATCATCCGTGCGGTTGGCACCCGGATCAGTTTCGTAGTCGTAGTCGCCCTGCATGTGGGTTTCGATGATATCCACCAGAAGGTCGAGTTCCTTCTTCATGGACGCATGAAGCCGGGCCTGCACCGCAGACATGACCTTCATTGCCCTCTCCATGAGGGCCAGGGTGGTTCCTACCGGAGCCTGCTGGTTGGCATCGCCAATCTGGAGATCGGCAATAGAGGCGAACCT